GACCCGTCACCAGAATACATCAGGCTCTAATAATATGATGTGTTATCATGCCACAAATCTCATACTATAGCGGAATAGACATGGCGAGTATTCAAAGCATTAGCGGCGTCGATGCGCCATCTGGAGGAGGGGCTTCCGTTCCCGCGTCAACAACTGGACTCCTGTACTACGGCGGCATCTCTGGGGGTCAATATCCTGTTGACGTTCGTTCGGTAAATGATTACCTGCCATCTATTCATGCGTATCAGCTGTCGAGCAGGACTGACTTTGTAGACCTTAAGTTTAGTTTTGGCGGAGCGTTCGCGCTGACATCTGGTGGAGACCTGTACTCTGCTGGTGGAACCAACACGTCTTACTTAGGGCGGTCTTTCACCAATGCACCAGCTGACGAGTTTCATGTTTCTCTTACTGGCGTCTCGAAGTTTGCCCCTTTCAACAATGGCTGTTGGGCAATAAAGACGAATGGTACGCTGTGGTGGTGTGGTGCTGCAAACAGCATGATTAACAGCTCCGGGTCTGGACAAGCAACGACAACAGCAAGCCAGACGTGGTTGCAGTACGGCACTGACACAGATTGGATTGACATTGTTGGTAACGGAGTGGAGTATCCGTACTCGTCCCTTGCAATCAAGGGCGATGCGGCTAACCGACAGAGATACCTGTATTCTTGTGGGTACAACAATTATGGTGTCACTGGCCTTGGATTAGCTAGCGGCGTTACTTACAACTGGACGAGGGTTAAGGCAGATGCGTCAAATGATTTTGCCGAGGATGTCGTGAACATTTCCATGGGGGTTCGTGGCAGCATGTGCGTAACCCAAGATGGAAAGATGTATTGTTGGGGCGAGGCCAATGAAAGTGGTCAAGGAACAGGCTCAGCAACAGACCAACTGTATCCATATCAGCCAACTATTTACGGCGACTCTGCTCCAGCAACCAACTGGGTGAAGGTGTTCGCTGGAGTCCCAACGATATTTGCTATTAACGAAGACGGAGAGCTGTACGGCTCCGCAAGAGTTTCCTATACTGGAGTTAAGCTGTTTGAAGATAACGGCGGATACTTTAAACGCATAGGCAGTCAGACTGGATGGGAGGACATAAGGTTCGCAAACAACTATCAGATTCCAAACCTCACATACAAGAGGAATGGTAACTGGTACATTCACGGTGTTTTGAATTCTGGTGATTGGACGCAACGAACTTCATTCCTGAACATTTACCAAGGCATATACACAGACATTGGGATGCCATTGAATGACGCGGACTCCACCAACACGATTCCTAACGACGTGACGCTTGCTGTTCCGTATCTCTCCACTAGCAACGCTTCCAGCCCATATGATTTAGTTGTCATCGCATGATTCGGAATAGTAGAACATATACCGTGTCCTCTCAAGAGGAGCTTGAGCAGACGTGGAGCACACCAGAGCTTCCCAACATGGGATTTGTCTTTAACGAACTCACACTCGACGAGTGCGTTGACAACGGCGACGGAACATGGGAGGCCACTTACGATTCAATCCTTATTCCTGATGGCGGAATGTCGTTTACATATCTGACAGCTGATGGGGAATATACCTACACCGTAGCGGCTGGAGAGTACGGAATTAGGGCGTAACTGGAATTATTATATTTGTAGCATGTCTAGTGCTGCGGAAAAAGCAAAGAGGCTTGGATTCAAGGGTGTCAACAAACCAAAGTTGACTCCTAGCCATGCAACAAAAAAAGCAGCTGTAGTTAGCACCATTGGGCCGGGACAAGAGAATGGCGTGCTCGTTCGGTTCGGTGACCAGAAGATGGGAAACAACTACAGCGCAAAAGCTAGAGCCGCATTCAAAAGCAGACACGGAAAGAACATCGCCCGTAAAGGAAGTGCTGCGTACTGGGCGAATAGATTCCTTTGGAAAGCAGGGGGCCACAAGAAGGCTCCGCCCAAGGGTCAAGAAAAGAAATTCAATTAATAGGAAATGGAAGACAACCTGAAAACCATTATGGCGGACGCGGGCTTTACGCTCACGGATGAACTGCCTACCCAAAACCCAACCGACAATGTTGTGGAAGAAACCATGGCAAGCACTCCTGATGTGCCTGTCGAAAATCAAGGGGTGGCTGAACCAAGCACTCCTCAATATTCTGCGCCTGTGGCAAGCCCTGAAGTCCAATCTTCAGAGCCTGTTCAAGAAGCAGTAACACAAGCATCTGAACCAGCGGAAGACATTGATGTCGACGCAGAAGTCCTCAGGTATCTAAGCGAAAAGCTAGGAACAGAGGTCTCTGGGTTTGACTTCTTGACTAACGCTATTTCAAATAAACCCGTTGAAATCGATGAGCGCGTAGCTGCAATCAACGACTTCGTTACCAAGACGGGACGCAGCCCAGAAGACTGGTATAAGTACCAGCAGTTGAACCCAACCGAAATGGATGACGTCACTGCTGTGCGAAACCAAATGGTGATTGAGCATGATAATCTGTCTATGGAAGAGATTAACATGTTGGTCAACAACAAGTACAAGCTGGATGCCGACCGTTATGACGATAACGAAGTTGCTCTTGCAAAGCTGCAACTCAAGATGGACGCGGAATCAGCACGGAAGTCTATTGCCGAATTGAGAGACGGGTACCAGCTACCTGTTAATGAAAGAGGCGAAGCCCAAGTGCAATCCCCCATTACTGAAGACTGGGTTCGTACGATGACTGCTGAGGTCAACGACTTCGATGGTCTTGTCTTTAAACTCCCTTCTGGTGAATTTACCTACGGGATTAAGGACGACTACCGCAAGTCACTCATCAGCAAGAATTCACGACTAGAGGAGTTCTTCGACGACTACGTAAACGATGGAGGGGACTGGAACTTTGAGAAGCTGAATGCACACCGCGCGGTCATTGACAACATTGACAGCATAGTGCAATCTGTATACCAACAAGGACTGAGTGATGGGCAACGTAAGGTTGTTCAGAACGCAGCCAATATTAGTAATCAGACTGCTCAAAGAGATACGTCTCAGCCTCAGACAAGTAGCCTAGATGAACAGATTCTGAAAGCCTTCGGGGGAACAAACTCTCTCACTTTCAAATTCTGAAAACTTAAGAAATCATGGCTTTTTCAGCTAGCATTAACACGGGTAACTCCAACGACGGATTTACCCCCAAAGGGGTTAAGAACTCTTTGTTCAACTTGGCCGACCCCACCAAGTACACTTCTCTCTACGACTTCATCAACACGGTGAATGCTCCTGACGTGCGTGCTCAACTCATCAAGCAGTACGGCGACCAAGGTATCACGGGCTTCTTGAAGCTCACTGGTGCTGTGAACGCTGCCGGTACCGCTGACGAGGTGACGTACTACGAAGAGGCTCGCTTGCACCAAGGGCAGCTCATCAATGGTGCTGTTACTGCTGGCACGGAAATGACCGTTGTCACTGATGCCGATGCCGGCGCAGATGACGCAGGTGCACTCGTTGTTCGTGTGGGCGACATCCTCTTGAACCCAGCCGACGGTAAGCGTATGTACGTTACCGAAATCATCGCTACGGGTAATGACGCTGGAAACAGCTTCAAGGTGAAGACTTTGGACGGTGTTGCTCCTGCTAATAATATCGCCGACAACACGGTTTTGCCTATCGTCGGTAACATGTTTGCTCAGGGCAGCGACCAGCCAAGTCGCTTCTTGCAGTCTAACGTTGTGAGAAGAAAGAACGACTACGCTATCGTGAAGGAGATTTACGAAGTGAGCGGTTCTCAAGCTACCAACATTGGCTACATCGACCTCGGTGGTGGTGACTACAGATGGTACATCAAGTCTGAGGCTGACACCCGTCAGCGTTTCTTGGACAAGCGTGAGATGACCATGTTGCTCGGTGAGCAGACTACTGCTATCACGGGCGTGAAGGGTACCGAAGGTTACTTCTCTGCAATCGAAGACAGAGGTATCGTTACCAACGAGACCGTCGACCAACTCGCCGACTTGGATGCTGTCGTTAAGCAGCTCGACAAGCAGGGTGCTCCTGCTGAGTACGCTATCTACGCTAACACCGAGCAGTTCTTGAAGTTCGACGACATGTTGGCTGCCATTAATACTGGTGGTGGTTTGACTGCGTCTTACGGTGCCTTTGGCAACAACAAGGACATGGCTGTGAACCTCGGATTCCAGTCGTTCGGTCGCGGAGGATACACGTTCCACAAGCATGCATGGAAGTTGTTGAACGACCCCACGCTCTTGGGTACTGATGCTATTGCTAAGTCTGTGGCTGCCGGCGTTATGATTCCTATCACGAACGTTGTCGACCCACGTAGCGGTAACAGAGCTCCTGCGTTGGAGATGAACTACAAGTCCACGAACGGCTACAGCCGTGAGATGGAGCACTGGGTAACCGGTGGTGGCGTTCTCGGATTCACGAACGACACGAAGGACTTGGCTCAGTTTAACTACCGCTCTGAGTGCTGCTTGGTGACTCGCGCTGCAAACCAGCACGTGTTGCTCAAGAAAACTGCATAATTCTGATGCGTAATGCGGGGGAGGGAATCGGCCCTCCCCTTCATTACACCCGTGTGAAATTCAATCTCATTCAATATGACACAGCAAATCAAGAGGGCAGCGGGTCGTCCTCCAAAACAAGCTCCCGCACCGGTTGTGAACACGCAGCCCACAGCAAAGAAGACCAAGGTTAGAAGACAGCTTCCTGACGAAAGCAAGCTCCCTCAAGTTTACCAGATGGTTGGTAATAAAGGCGGCATCTACTTTAGGCTTCGCAGCAAGAACGTAAACATCTTTGATGAAGAGTCTCGAACGGTAAGGCAGATTAGATACTGCCCCGGAGAGCGTTCTATTTATGTTGACGAGCAGTCAGACGTGGCGGTTATCTCTCACGTCGTGTTTGATAATAAGATGCTCATTGTGCCATTCGACAAGCCGAATCTTAGACAGTTTTTGGAGCTTCATCCTGACAACGTTCAGAATGGTGGTAGCGTGTTTGAGCTGGCTAACAGAGAAGCCGATAGCGAGGCTGAACTCGAAAACGAATTTGCGGTAACGGACGCCATCACCTTGATTAAGTCAAGAGACATGGATGAGCTGCTCCCCATTGCAATCGCCCTAAACATCAACACCAACCAGAAAGACCTTGCCATCAAGCGTGCTTTAGTTCAGCAGGCCAAGTCGAATCCAGAAAAATTCATGTCATTGTTTGACAGCCCTCTGGTCATGGCTCGTTCTACGGTGTCGCAAGCATTTGATTTTCAAATCATTGACGACAGAAACGGTGCTGTTGTTTGGTTCGATACAGGAAAGTTGATAGTTTCTGTACCTGTTGGACAGGATAAAGTACAGGTTATGACTAGATTTGTGCTGACTGACAAAGGCTCAACTGTCCTGTCGGAGCTGGAACGCCAGCTGGCAGAGATTGCTTGACGGTCTATCATACTCGAACTAGGGGAAGGGGGGCAACAAAGCCCCCCTTTCTTTTTGAGTATATTTGCTGGAGATTCCCTAACTATGGCAAGTGTTCGAGAGGTTTACAATGCACTAAAGGATATTGCAAACAAAGACCAGCGAGGTTTTGTAACTCCAACAGAGTTCAACTCCTTCGCGCCCATTGCTCAAGCAAACGTCTTTAATGCGATGTTCAAGCGCATGACCAACGTCAACGCAATGAAGAAGCGGGGCATTGACCCCGGTCGCGACAAGTCAGCTATTAAGCAACTACAAGAAGACCTTTCGACGTTTTCAAAGACGTCTCCAGTCATCACTAGGACGCAAGGCGCACACTTCGCGAAGCCCGACGATTTGGCAAGAATCATCTACGTCAAGACGGATGGTTCTCTTTTGCTTGGAACGAATACAGCAATCCCAGTACCCGTTGAGTATGATGAGGAGAAGCTGGAGTACATTCTTAACAGCAACCTAAGCAAGCCAACTGAAACCTCACCAGTTGCATTTCTTGATGACGAGATTGAGGTATACCCTCAAAGCATCAGAAGGATTAGGTTGCGCTACTACAAGCAGCCTGAAGGCTTGAACCCAACTACGGGTGCAAGAACCGCGTCCATGCCCAAGTTCGGATTCACTACGAACAACAACAAGGAAACCTACAACGCCAGCACGAGCGTGGACTTCGAGTTGCCAGAACACTACATCCCAGAGATTGTGGAGGAGATGGCTAGGTTGATTGGAATTAGTCTGCGTGACTCAAACATCTACACGTACGCAGAAACTCAATCTCAAAAGCGGTAATAGATGGCAAGGAACCTAGTAACAGTAGACCAAGTCGTCAATGACTTCGTGTTGACTCTCGACTCTGACGACTACGTGAACAATGCTTCAGACGTAGTCATCAAGAACTTTGCGCTCAGAGGAATCCGAGAGATGGGTTTCGATATGTTGAAGCGCGTCCGCTCTGTTAAGCTGTCAGTGAACAGCAATGACACGGTGACTCTTCCTGACGACTACGTTGACTTGGTTAAGATTGGTGTGGTCAAGAGCGATGGGTTGGTGTACGTGTTTGGAGAGAACAAGAACATCAACTACTCACAGAAGTATGACAGCGATGCCGCTGGAAACTTTATCGATTCAGATGGAGATGGCATCTATGACAGAGTAGAGGCTAAGACTGGAGGCACTAGCAGCGGTGTCTTCGGCGATGACGATTACGTTGTGTTCAGCAACTACATCTACCAAAACAACATCGGTCAGATTTACGGACTGGGTGGTGGGTACTACGAAGGTGAGTACAGATTGAATCACGACCAGAATCGCATCGAGCTCTCCGGCGTTCAGCACTCGGAGGTTGTCATTGAATACATCGCTGACGAGGCACGCTCTGTATCTCCCACCGTACAGGTGGAGGCTGAAGAGGCTCTTCGCTCCTACATCTACTACAAGCTCATCGAACGCAAGTCAAGCGTGCCTATGGGTGAGAAGGCTAGAGCCAGACAAGAATACTACAACGAAAGGAGAAAGGCCAATGCCAGACTGAAGGCATTCAGTGCTGAAGAGGCTCTCAAGACTATCCGTAAGAACTTCAAGCAATCTCCTAAGTACTAATGGCTATAGATAAGCTTGTACCGCAATACCTCAATAAGGATGAAGACGAGAGGTTAATTAAGCCGTTTGAAATGACAGACGCGCTGAACATTCGCGTGTCTCATGAAGACGGTGGTGACCAAGGGATTGTAAAGAATATTGAGGGTAACACAGCAGTGTCAGCAGCCACCTCATCGGACGCTATACCAAGCTCTGGTGACAACAGGGTTATTGGGGCTGTTCCATGTGAGGCTGGTAAGTGCATCTATTTCTTCCTGTATAATTCTCAGCTGAACCACGGTATCTACCGGTACGACTCAATCAACGACAACTACGTAAAGCTTTACGAGGATTCGGTGCTCAACTTCGAGCGCGATGGATTCGTGAAGGGTGATGTTGTCATCAATCAATTTCAGGAGCACCTCCTTTACTTCACCGACAATCGGAATGAACCTAGGAAGGTGAACGCCACGAGGTTGCTGTATGGAGGATACAACGACCTGATGACTTCAGGCAATGACGAGCAGAAGAACAAGTACTTGACGGTGTGCAAGCAGCCACCACAGGACGTTATCACTTGGACGTTTCAGACCAACAGCTCAGTCAAAGCAAATCACCTGAAGGAGAACTGCTTTCAATTTGCCTACCAATACGTGTATGATGATGGAGAGGCGAGTGCAATATCTGCTTACTCAAGCTTAGCTGTAAGCAGCACAAACCTTGCATTCAACTCAGCAGCTATTGACTACTTGGAGTCATACAATAATGAACTTAGACTGACCGTGACTAATTCGGATGGGCCAGTAAAGAAGATTCGAGTGTTTGCTAGGCGCAATAATGACGGAGCATTCCAGAAGATTCACGAACTTGACAATGACCCAACGCAAGCTCAGCAGTCTTTCGTGTTCCGTAACGACAAGGTGTACTCATACATCTCCAACGAAGAAGCGAACAAACCATACGATGCCGTACCCAGAGCAGCGATGGCACAGGCTATCTCGAACGGCAGGCTGATTTACGGCAACTACATCGAAGGTTTCGACAACCTTGCTAATACGGACGTGTACAACTATCCTGTGTACCACCCAAACCTTCAGACAGGTGCGGAAGTAGATTTTGAGGTAGTTGATAGCGAGCTGATGAACGAGACAGTGGTCTATTCAGGCAATGGTTCAAATGAGTTTTGGGAGAATGCTAGGTCTTATTATGGAGGTACTTTAGCCAAGGGATTCCTTGTAAATAACAGCTACACTGCTGCCAGATTCGGTGATGCAACAACAAACGGTGTGTCGTTTGACATTGACCTTAGCGAATTCCCCATAGGGGGTATTAACGCTGTAGGCGTATGCTCTTTCGACATCTCTCTTGGTTGTGACAAGATTGGTTTTGCTGCTGACATTAACAGTAATGCATCTAACACCCGTATAACTGTAAATGCTGCAACATATGATGAGAATGGAGATGAGATTCATAGTCAAGCTCTCTTCATTCTAGACCCGGAAAGTGAACAGCAAGCTTTAGGAAACTTAGTAATGTCTTCTCCTTGCCAGTTCGTTCATCAGTTCTCTACGGTTCCTTATGCTACCGTTAGTGAGTTCGCATCCGTGCTGGTCAACGAGATTAATAATAACGCCCCGCAAGCATCAGTAGGACTGAACCCAAGCTCGACAAATTATGGACAGCTGTTAGGAGCTACTGTTATGTTGGCCGGTACGACTGGTGCTCAATCCTCTCAGCCAAATACGAATGAGGCTGACCGACTTATTGCTTGGATGTCAGGGACGGGAAACTTCAAGCTTGTAGCATCGTATAATGAAGCCGCTCAAAAAGTTACATGCAAGGCTGTTTGTACTGGTGTCGAATTATCTGCAGACACTGTTGTTGCCCCGTATCATACATTAAATTCTGGTACGGTTACTGGAAATGATTTTGTCGCTGCATCTGACATAAGCAATCCTGACTACCAGCAAGCGCAACGTGGAGGTTGCCTTGGACTTGCTGCATACCACATATACTCAGGCTCTCAGGTGAATGCAGTGATAAGCTCTCAGGAGAATGCAAGCGGATACAGACTGAGAGACTACAGCATTAATAACGGGGCGATTCGCTCGTACTGGACTAACTACACGCTTCAAAGCTCAACTGTTGACTTTTCAGCTACAGACGGTGAAGCTGTAAGCTCTTTCAAAGCTGGTGCTACCCATGACTTCGGTATCGTATACTACGATGACAGGAACAGACCGTCAGGTGTTCAGCCTATAAAAGAGAAGTACGTCAAGCACTTTGGCGAAAACCGACAAGGCAACAACGGGAGAACGGAGATAGACTTGAGAATCTTACACGACCCGCCGACATGGGCGAAGAAATGGGCTCCTGTGTACTCGAAGAATACTTCGTATGATAAGATTCTGCAAGTTGTTGTGAACGAAGCAGCAACCGGAAAGCAGACAACATTTACAGACATTCGTTCAAACGATGGCACGAAGACAAGACCGATTACTCAGGGACTAGAACAGGGGACTAACGGTCAAATCTTCATATCAATGAGGGGGCTTGAGGGGAAATCAAACTCATACCGAGATTTCAAAGGAGCTAAGCTGTCGTATCAATTTGCCGAGGGTGATGTGTTGCGTGTGCTTCAATACGAAGACTCAGACGGGAACATCCAGAGACCTCTTCACGAGTTTGTCATCACATCATACAAGTATTATAGCGACGACGACCAAAACCCAATCAGGCTTAGCGATATTAGCGATGAGGATGACGAAACAAACTACAGACGTACTGGCTGGTTCCTTACTGTAAGAGACAACAACATCCCCGGATTCTCTCGCGCTGATGTTCTTCTTGGAAAAGACAAGTTTAGCCAGAACTGCTTGGTAGAAATCTGTACACCAAAGAAGGAGTCTACTGAGGAGTCTCGCATATACTATGAGCTGAAGAAGCAGTACGATGTCATTGAGGTGGGAGGAGTAAGAACTCACGCTGGCGATAGGTCTAACAGTGTCTCTCCAATCTTCGGCATCAACGTAACCGGAACAAACACCTTCAAGTCTGCACATCGACTGTACTTAGGTGACAAGATTATCACGGCTAACTCTAATGTATTTGTAGCTGGGATTAGACCGTTAGAAAGCGGAGAGTTCGCGTACAGCATTTCTGATGGAAGTTCGTTCTCTCAAACCGACATAGCGGCTACTGGCCTCGTTAGTGCATCAATATCAACCACCGTTGGTAGCAGCAATAGCATACACAAAGGAGTCGTTACCTTAACAACGGGTGATGTATTCATGAGAATTAGAGAGCAACTAAGCAATCCTCAAGTTGATTTCACCCCGTCAGGAGACAACAGTGTAACCTACCTTTACAACCCCACCATACCAGACAACCAGCTGTACAGGAAGTGGGTGGTAGAGGATGAGTCGGTTAGCGATTTCTTTGATTCAAAAGCATCTAGCATTGGAAGGCCGTTCATCGAGACCCCAGACCAAAAAGAAATCAGGAGACACACGGCTGTCACTTACAGTGCTCCGTTTGCGTCTGACTCTTCAATCCTGAGCCTGTCTTCATTCAACCCTGTACTCTATCCATACAAAGACTACAACTCTAAGTATGGGGCTATCTGCTTCTTGGTTGACAAGGGCGAAGGTATGCTTACCATGCAGGAGAAAAAGGTGAGCTCAACCCCCATCGGAAGACAGCTTATTGAAACATCTGGGGATGGAATGCTTGTAACCAGCACCAACGTCCTAGGTAATGAAACCTACTTTGCCGGTTCATTCGGCCCCGGACTAAACCCGGAGTCTGTCGTCGAGCGGTTTGGTGTCACGTATTTCTGCGACATGGATGCTGGTAAGGTGTTTGCCCTCTCAAGTAATGGGATTGAACCCATAAGTGACAAGAGTATGAGTTCATTCTTTGAGGGCTTGTTTGCTGAGTTGCTACTCAGGGATTCCGTCCCTAGGATTCCGTGTGGTATCGACCCAGAGAATGACGAAATTCTAGTTACAACAGAATCGCAAGATGTGAACGACATCATTATTGATGGTGACACGGTGGGCGATGTGCAGAAACCACCAACCAATGCGAGGGTGTCAAACCCATCCGGAAAGGTGAAGCCGGTTTATGGTAGTAACAATATGATGACTTGGGACAATGACTCGCTTATATGGAGTGATACAAATATCACACCTGTGTCATACCTTCCCCAATGGGACAGCTTAGGGGGGTCAATCATGTTCGTCGATAAACTCACTGAGCGTGGCTCGGTATTCGTTGACCCAAGTAGTAGGCTTAGTACCTCTGATGTTGAGATTGACATCCTGACTTCCGATGGCAAGTATCGTGGAGTTGGGTTAATCAATAATGTTGACGGTTCTATTTCCTTCCCAGATACGCTAATTAAGTTTGGTACTTTATCTGATACGTCGGTAAATATATCCGTTACGGATGGGCTGGATGACGATGGTAATACAGTGGCGTATAGCACCACCAAAGGATACTGGATGAGCTTATACTCATTCAACCCAGAGATGTATGCGAACCTTCATAATCGCTTCTTCTCGTTTGAGAATGGTCAGATGTACAGGCATAACGTCAACAACACTAACAATAACTTCTACGGCACTCAATACAACTCAAGTATTACGATTATATCTAGGGTCAACCCATCCATGGTAAAGGTGTACAATGCTATTAGCTTGGAGGGTGATGATAACTGGTCTGCGGTCATCACGAACTCAAGTCAATCCACATCAATTGGTAGTGGGGAGTATGAGGTTAAGGAAGGGCTTCGGTACTCTGTCATTCCAAAAGACACCTCTGGGTCGTCGACCGATTCGTCTGGGTCTAACAAAGTGGTGCTTGGAGAGGTTGCTAGCGTTAGTGGAAACACGGTGACGTTTACGTCAAGAATAAGTAACCTTCCGTTTGGACTTGGAGACAGGGTTAACGTACTTTCGGAAAGCTCTGAAACAGAGACAGCTAGGCACATCTCTTCGGTTGACAGTAGAACGTCAATCACGCTTAACGATACGCCGGGAGTCTCTGTTGGTGACACGCTTATTGCTGTGTCCCATAGCTCAATCAACGGAGACCACATGAGGGACTACTACTCAAAAGTGAAACTAACTAATACGAATACGGCTGATGTCGAGCTGTACGCAGTAAACATGGTGTTTACCCCATCGCCACTTCATAACGAACAACAAGAGAACTGATGTCTTTATACAACTCACCCCTTGGAGACCCTAAAACAGACCCCCTGATGACTGACGCTCAGATACTCGGTAACGTTCCAGACACGAGAAGCGTGGGTACAGAGGCTTCGGGTACAAAGGACTCTCTCTACAATTCAGCAGCAGCTAAGGCAAGTGCTACCACAGGTGGTATTGTTCAAGCTGTGGGCGGTATTGTAGATGTTTTTCAGGGAATCAAAGCCAACCGTCAGGCCAAGCAGGACATCATGACATCTAACCAAGAGCTTGAGAGACTAAAAGCTTCACAGCCATCTCTCTCAACTCCAGCCGAGTATTACATGGCTGTAAAGAATGCCTACGACCAGAGGTTGGTTCAGATGAGAACTCAAGACATCAATCGTTCTCTCGCTACTACAGCATCAGCGGCGCAGCAGTATGGCTCTAGAGGATTGGGCTCTATCATGCAGGCTACTGAGCAGGCACAGCGTCAGATGCAGGAGCAAGCTCTCACTCAGCAGCAGCTTCAAACTCAGGCTCTTACAAATTTAGCAGATGCAAGACAGCAGGAGGTGGTGAGAAGAGAGGCACGCTCTACCAGAGACATCGATTACGGTTACGATGCAGTTGCTAAGGCTGAAGCAGCCAAGGCAGCGGCGATGCAGCAGATTGGAGCGGGTATCACCAATACCGTTGGTGGTATTGCCAAGACAGCAATCGGCATTGGCATGGAGAAGGGCGGTAAGGTTCAGAAGACACCGGGTGAGTTCAACCACGACACGAACGAAATGTACGTTGTCGATGAGGATGGCAAGGACATGAACATTGCCTTGACAGGCGGCGAGTATGTAATCGCCCCAAAGGACGCGCGAAGACTGAAGAGGGAGGCCGACAAAGGCAAGTCACCGCTTCATAAATTTGTGCGCTCACTCGTAAACAGATTCGAAAAGGCAGACGACAATGGCTGAAGGAACTAGATTTAAAACCGGATTTGTCGGGGCTCCAGTAAGCTTCGGCGAGATGGGACGGCAGATTAGTGAAGACATCACTAATACGGCGCAATTAATCCAGAACGACCGTAGGGTTAGGCAGAACCAGCTCAACCAAACCATGGGATTTACCAAGGCTCTTGAGGAGTCTGTCCCTGCTGGCGTTGGTGAGAAGTACAGAGTAGGTGCCCAGACTCTTCTTGACAGGTATCAGGAGGCGGCGACAAAAGCATACCAGTCTGGCAATCCAGACGACATCGCTAGGTATCAACAGCTCAAGGGAGAGTTTATTCAGTTTAAGAACATCTCATCAGCAAAGAGCGCACTGGATGGACAGACCAGATTAGGCATTGCTAACGGCACAATCAAAAACCTGTCTGGTTCGACAGAAGAAACGCTCGCTGATTTCGAACAGTATAACACTGCTGACTACAGATGGAATGAAGCGACAGGAATGCTTGAAGTTTCGGTCAATGGACAATATGTAGACTGGAAGACGTCAAATATTGCGGACATGAACGACGTGTACGTTCCGCAGATGAAGTGGCAGGGAACAGAGTACGTTCCTGAGACCGTGGGTCAAGACATTTATGAGACGTTGTTGAGTCAAAAGCAAGAGACTTATCAAGTTCGAAAACTGGGTTATGCGACAGGCGAGGTAGACGAGGCAGCTATCTTCTCTGACATCAACGATGAAATCAATAACAGGCTTACCACACGTGGGCCTGAATTGCTAGAAGCCATGCAAGCTTGGGGGTACAAGAATATCCGTGTGCCGGGTAAGACTGAACTAACTGAAAGAGACTTCGCTGAAGCTCAAGCCTTTTACACAGAAGCAGAACTGTTCGATACAGAGTATCCTACTGGCGTTAATGCTGGCAAGTCTCTTACTTCGGGAAACATTAACGAGGAGGGAAAGTGGGTATTTGACGTCACCGACGAGGAGTTGAATCGGGTCGGAATGCCTGAGATGATTCAGAAAAGAAAGGCTGTTAGTGGGTGGGCAGAGGCCACAGCGCGAAGAGCAAGACAGCTTATCGTGGTTAGCGATGAAACTGCTCAGTTGAGAAAGCAAATTCTCAGCGAGATTCCAGACCCAGAAGAGCCACCCATGGAGTACACGCCGATTGATTCCTTTATGGAGCCAATCATTACTCAAGTTGGAGATAAGATAGGCCCAACAAAAGACCCATACCCAAAGGTGAAGGCTAGCGTGCCGGGAAGGTCTTACAGATTCAACATCAGCGGTAATGCTCTCCCTAAGCCGACAGACGCTAATGGTAAGCCCATCGAAGACCAGATGGTTACTCAGCTTACGTCTGGAGATATTAAGGTTGAAGTAAAGAACTTGATTCACGACCCCTCTACAGGAAAGCTCATTGGCTTTGATTTGAATACTGGGCCGGGAATTCTTGACCAAGCAATCCTCGGTATTGAAGGAACGCCAATCATGAACTTCACCGTGATGCAGGAGTCCAATCCAGAAGTGTTTAAGGAAGTTCTTACTACTATTAATCAGGTTGCCCCACCATCAAAGAGCAAGAGGGGAGGGGCTCAGTTCTTGATTGATGCAGAGGACGCTATGATAAAGATGCATAGCAATGCACCTACAGACGAAGCAATTGAGTTGGCTAGTGCTTACGCTCAAGCCATGGCTGGTGCCGTTGCGCTCAATGAAATCGATGCAGCCGAAGTAATGGACTGGGTTGATAGCCTTCGTCCGGGAGACCAGACTGCTGCTAAAACCCGTATCTTAGCGGAGGCAGAAAACGGCAGATACCCATACATCGGTAACGGACAGCTGATGTTTCAGGACTCCACTGCTTACGGCAACTAAGAAGGATAAAGAATGAATCCAGAACTCAAAGCACTTATTGATGCTGCGCGGGAGCGTGGAGCCTCAATGACGGAAATCAATGCCATCATTAAGGACTTCTACGGATTAAAAAAAAAAGACCAGCCCGAAGGAGCATTACCGTCTCAGCCCACTTCGGAGGTGGATTCGTTGGATTCAAGTGCGAGTACAAATCTGGGTGGAGAACAAGGCATTACACCTTCGGGTTCGGGTATAAGAAGCAGGATTCATGAGGGCTACACGCCTATCAGACCCAACGTGTACGTGCCAGACCACGTCGCGGACATCCTAAACCAGACGGCTGAAAACTTCGACAACGCATACACGCAAATCTTGCGTGACAAATTTAGCGTCGATAGATACGAAGACTTGCTCATCCGTGAGGGCGGAGTAGATGAGGTTAACGCAGAGCTGCTTGACGCATACAAGTTGGCTACGACAGAGAACGAGAGGTATGAAGCAAAGTCAAACCTCGTTGATTACTTGCTGGTTCAAGAAGACCCAGACTTCGAAGTCAACAGATACTTGCTTGCTGGTGTCAACGAGAACGTCTTCAGGAACATGGCCGGCATCGACGAGGTGACTGGAGACTATGTTCAGGAACAGAAATATACGCTCGCAGAAAGAGTCAGTGAAGCGGTTCAAAGTGTTGGAGGGCAAGTTGCTATGGACATGGGGCCCAGCATGAGACAGCTTATCCCAGAGGACATCAGGAATAACCCAGAAGAACTCAGCAAGTTTGAGCGGTACATGTGGGACGAGCACAATCTCGCCCTTGACTTCAACAACGACACATACATTGGCGGTTACGAATTCCTCAAGAAGGATGCCGAGAGTTCGGGGGCGGGGTTGACTGCCGCGAGAGCTTGGCACGAGTCGATGTCAGGCATGAATAAAATCATGGGTGATGCGGCTGTGGCTGTGTTTGGTGAAGACAACTGGTTTTCAAACTGGGCTTTCAGTGCTGCTGAAGAAAGCGACAAGATGGCTCAAGAGGCTTCAGAGCGTTTGCCATTTTCGCTGAAGCTTTGGTCTGAGCGTACTGATGATATGATGGGGCAGATTGCAAACGCAAGCCCTCTCATGCCAGTAAACTTCGATTCCCTCGAAAGGTATGTCGACGACGGGCTAAGAATGTTCGGTGAATCTGCTCCCATGATGGGAGCTGCCCTTGTTGCTGGTGTCGCTTCGAGAGGCAGGGCAGCTAGAGGTGCTAATCTGTCTTCTCTCAGGGGGCTTGCTGGTGCCGAAAGAGTTGCCGAGGCCAGAAAAATTATCGAAGCTGGCAAGGCATTTAAGGAAGTGAACAAGTTCAGTAGGCTGTACAGAGCTACTGGCGGTTATCTCGGAGGTGCTCAAAAGACGACTGTCTCTGCCCGCGTTATGGCTGCGGCTGGAAGGGCTCAAAACAGGGGTGCTCTTGCTGCCACCACGTTCATGGGTATGGGCACTAGCTATAACGCAGTTCGTGACGAGGACTGGTTCCAGCAAATGAACGGGTTGGAAAAGGCTGGATACACTTCCGCCATGGGCTTCTTGGAGGGCGCACCTGCATTTGTGGCTACATCCATCGGAACAAACATCTTGGCAAACGGTGGAACGAAGGCAGCTGAGTCTTGGGCTAGAGGTGCGTTGATGGCCGTGTTCGGAGGTGCCGCAGAAGAGGGTATCACGGAGGGCGTCACCGCTGCTGGTCAGTACTACTTGAGTACAGCCGCCAACCCCAACATGAAGTTCTCATACGAGGGACTTTGGGAGGCAACGAAGGAGGGGTTCTATGCTGGCGTAACCCTTGGTGGTGGAGTTGCTGGTGCTGCAAGCGCATTTACCGGCACGGTACGCGGCACCCGTGCTGGAATCAATGAGATTCGCTCATGGAGCATGGGGTTCTCTTCTATCCCTAGCCTCAGAGACTCGCTTCAAATCACTAAGCTGGCAAAGGAATATGATGCAGCCCCAACTAAGGAACTCAGGGCTGAGATTGGTCAGAAAATTTCAGACACGATTCAGAGGGCGTGGGACAAGAAGCTCGGCAGGGTAAACTTCTACAAGAATCTGGCTGAGACAAACCCAGAAATGTTCGCAAAGCTTGAGGGTCTCCAGTCTAGAATTGCAAAGCTTGGCATTGAGTACGCTAGAACCCAAGACGCAGACAGCCGCAAGGCTTTGAAGGAGCAGGTCTCAGCCCTGATTGACGAACGAGCAAAGCTTGAGAATGAACTGGGTCTCGATTATAGTATCGACATCAATAGTGAGTTCGGTAGAATCACTCGTGGTTTGTCAAAAATTGACAAGCGATATAACGGTTACGGAGAAATCTTCCAAGGCGACGTAGACTCCGTCACTGTCACTGGAGAAAATGCAGACGCCGTACTTGACGCTATCAATCAGACAACGATGGACACCGTGTCAGGTATTTCTGAGCGAGGTGTATTCAAGTCTGGAGAGACGATGAAGCGTGCCATGAAGAACGCTGTCACCGTAGCAAAGGCACTGGCAAAGACTGGCAACTTCGTAGGCGTCACCATTCACAAGACCATTGACTCTTATGCAGATGCAGTGGGTGTGCCGAAAGACCAGCTTGGCCGTGGCATGTGGGCCAAGAAAGGTGAGATTCACTTGTTTGCTCCATTGATTATGGAGAACACCGGCTTTCACGAGGCTTATCACGACTTGATTCTAGAAGCCATTGGCCCAACCGCCGTTCAACAGCTGGCTGAAAGCTTGTTTAGAGGCTTGACTGGGGACATTAGAACGAAGTACATCAACTTCACTAGAGCCTACAGCGAGGGTACGCTAAACCCATTGAAGGCAATTAGAGAAAACCCACTTGCAGCCGAGGAGTTCTTGGTGGAGTTGCTCGCTGACATGACTGGAGATACAGCTAACGTCGAGGTCAGTGTGAAGAGGGGGTTGGTTAACGCATTCAAGAAGCACGTAAAGGATTCGCTGAATGCCATGGGTATCGACGTCGACATGACAGATACCGACCCAAGAATTCAAGACCTCGTTACTGCATTGCAAAAGGTTACGGGGCAGCTTGAGCAAGGAGAGGCCGTGACGGGTACTACAGACCTCAGAGAGGCACTGATTAGGGCTGGATATAATGCGATGGCAATCCAGCTTGAAGACCTTACCCCAAAAGCTCAAGGTGTTTATGCTAGAAACAGAGACGTAGAGGAAACTACTGACGCAGTCATGTGGGCAGCGGCCATGACGGAGGCTACCGACAGGATGCGTGAGCTGAAAAAGAAGCTGTTCCTTCAGGTGGACGCCATGACCGCAGAGGACGCGCAGAAAATTCTCGATGACGGGGGTAAGCTGTTCATCATGAAGGACGGGATGGGCGGTGCATACCTCAAGGCTGACGGATACATGGGCGGGTTGTTTAAGAACCCGGACTCTGAGTTGGTCGCTATTAGTGGCCCACTACAAACCATCAGAGCGAGAAACGGCGGCAAGTTTTACGATGCTTTTGCGACGAAGCTGGAGGCCATGTACGTTAGCAACGGGTGGAAGCCGGTGGCTAGGTTGGACTTCAACCCTGAGTTTGCCCCAGAAGGTTGGGACGACGCCGACTCGCCACTCAAAGACCAACCAGATGTTGTGTTCTTCGTAAGGGGAGAGGGCAAGGTTGGAGAAGGCGTGAGGATGACAGACTATATGGAAGCATATGAGTATGCAGAACGGCTGTCTAACGGCAAGGCACAGGCGGTCATCAAGTCTCTTACACAAGACGTTGGCACTGAATCTTTCTTTGCTAAATCAGGCTTCACCGAAGCAGAGCTTTCAGCAAGAGAGACGGAGATTAAGCTTCCGGAAGACCAGCGTCAGAAGCGCGTAGCTCCTGTAGTTGAGGCCGCAAGGAGATACTACTTTAATGAGATTGGTCAAGGTGATTACATCGAGATTGTTCGTAGAGAGCAGCCAATCTCACCCATGGTTGCCGTACCTGACGTGCCATCCATCCTTGACATTGCCGCTGCACTGAAGTCAAATCAAATTGCTCGCGGCATCATCGATGTAAACAAGCAAATCCCAGACGGATACGAGGTGGCTTTGAGGTTGGACATCCCGGCCTATGAGTTTTATGACATCTGGGTTGTTACGGCACACGAAGGCAGGGGTCAGGCTATCGCCTATGGACAGACAGGACTCATCACTGACGTTGAGTTTGTATCGGCCGCGAAGGGTGCGTTCAACATTGCTGTTGGAGAATCCCCTGAGGGGAAGATTGACCCGAAAACAGGCAAGCCTAGAAAGTTTGCGAAGAGCACCATTGCCCGCATGCATGGCAAGTGGAAGAACCATGACTCCGAGTCTCTGAGAGAGCGAGCTGTAGAGATTATGGCTAGCGAGGAGTACAATATGGACGATGTTGCGGAAGGAAAGATTGACGGCTGGATTCAAGTTGGCATGAACCCGTTCAGACATAGCTGGTTCTACGACAAGAGAGACGGCAATCCTATTGTCAATGCCGATGAGGTGATTCAGATTGGAGCACTCGTGCTTGCCAAGGGTGCTGTCAAGGCACTGCCATCTGACGAGAGGTTTGCCATGACCAGACCTGATGGCAGCGTCATGAAGTTCCAGAAGTCTGTACCCGGAGAGACGGCTACCGACACGAGCAAGATGTTCTCAAATAAGGCTCAGATTTTTGGTCGTTTCGAGAACAAGTATGCCGAGAACGACAAGGACTTCAAGAAGTTGATGGAGGGAATCGTTGTCCACAACGTAGACATGGACGAACTCCTTCAGGGCAGAGGGTTTATCACGTCTTCTCCTGACAACATGATGGTTGGTCAGCTGTACTTTGATGGCGAACTAATCTTTGAAGGCGGTGGCGGTATGTTCTATCCAGTAAGAACTGGAAATGTATGGGCAGTAGCTCAGGAGAAGGAAGCTAAAGAGATTGCGGACAAGCTCAACGAGCTTAGAAGAAAGTCCCCTGATGGCAAGGCATACTTCGTGCTTGTGAGTGGGACTCAAGAGAAACTCTTCAGCAACACTGGCGCATTAAGAGCCACTGAAATCATTCTCAGAAAGTTAGTTGAGCAGGGCGTGATGCAGGAGTCTGTGTTCAACAAACTTCTCATTGATTCTTTCAAGCAAGCCTACCCCAAGAAACAGCCAATCCCGATGACTGGTACGAGGGCTGAGATTGTGGAGAGAATCCTATCCCACATGTCGAATGTCACGACCTCTACGTTCGGCAAGCGCAAGTACTTAACGGACAGACTATTCGTGAACTTGGGTAATGCGTTGGTCGACAACGACGCGGCCAGACAGTCAATTGGAGAGATGCTTGGTCACGATGGCAATGTTGGAAAGAAGCAGGGCGGCTCGGTGACAAAGCGTATTGTTTCTCAGATGCTTACTGAGAGGTTGCTTCAGGGCACGATGCCCGGTCAGGTGTATGCTGCTGTAGAAATTGATTCTGACGTCACGTTTGGAATCGAAGAGGGTGAGTCTGTGTTTCCGGCAGCCATCTATCAAGTTGATGAGAACGGCAATAAGAAGCCACCGAAGATGCACCTGTTCTCGGAAAGGCCGATGGCGGAAAAGGTGTACGTTACAGAGCGTGGTTGGGGGCGCGAGGCTTTCGTAGAAAAGTTCCACCCGAAGTACACTGGTAAGATTAACATCAACGGTAATTTAGTTGACTCGCGCAAGGCAGCTGACGCTGCTTGGACTGCGCTGCTTGGACTTAGAAACCAAGCGTACGGTGTGGCTAGGCTGGCACCAAAGTCCCAGTCCGTCGTTGACTACGAGGCAAAGGCACAAGATAATCTGTTACGTATCGTGTCTCAAATGATTGACGCGAAGTACCCGACACCTAAGGTTATTCGAGACCGTAGAAAAAAGAATCCGGTTGTCGGTATCGAGGACGTGGGTCAGACGGAGTTGTTCTCGTACACCTACGTCAAGGCGGAGGTGATTAAGACTCTCATGGAGAGCGGGTTTACAAAGGATGGTGCAGAAAGCCTGTATAAGAGAGCCGTTGCATACAAGGAGGGTAGAGTACAAGGCAAGCGTGAAGGCATGAAGATTGCCATGAAGAACGCCGCCGAGACTCGCAAGATTTCTACCAAGGCGAAGAACCTGAAGAAGGCTCTTGAGCAGCTGAAAGACAAGTCAAACACGTTTAATCAATTCCTGTCCGCAGCTCTTGAGTTGATTGACGAGCGAATGAAGGAGAACGCAAAGACTCCATTCACTCGGTCTCAGGTTATGGCACTCATCAAGTATGTGCGCCAAGCTCACAAGACTAGCGCAAAGAAGGCTAGCGAGAATGGGCTTGATGCCATGCAGGATTTTATTGACAAAATCTCTGTCATCTTTGACCAACGTGACGCGAAGGCAGAGCTTCAGAAATACCTCGACGGCATCCGTCATGCTCAAGGATTGCAGCAGCGAATCAAGCGTATGGCTAAGACCCGTGGCCGTGGTGCTGCGCCTAAGAGTGTTGCATCTTATGCAAGGGTTGCCAACGGTCTAGCCGCAATCAACCCTGCCCTGCTCCCACAAAATGAGCTGGCTGATTTCGTCAACACACTGATGCAGACCATCAGCTCTATGTCAAAGTCTAAGGCGGTGTTCGATGAGGAGGTTGAGGCATACGTTGGAGTGGCGTTCCCGAAGACAAGGGCTTCCATCCTGATGAATAAGCTCTCGTCGTATCGAGCCATGGAGGAGCTCGGAAGACAAGCACTCTTCATGAATAGGGCTGCCATCAGAGCAGAGAAGAATGGCACTACTATCGAGGAGGAGTACAACAAGATTGTAAAGAACTACGAGCGAAGCAGGCTGTCGTCAAGCAGACGCGCTATCCTGAACTTCATAGACGACAACCCTACCATTCAGCATCCAGATACCGGTGAGACCATCGTCCTTGATGAGACCAACCCAGCTCACATCGACATCATCTCTCAGATACTGGCTGACCAAGCCGCGCTCAAGGAAGAGCTGCAAAAGGACGCCATCATCTACGACGTCCTCATCCCACGTATCGTAGCCAACATTGAGAAGCTTTTGGAGGACACGCAGATTGCAGAAATCCTCGGCATCTACACTGAGGAGGACTTGGATTTGGCGAGGCTTACCGAAAGACTGCAAAAGCTCAAGCGTCACCACATCATCAACCTCGACTACAGACTTGATGACTACATCGTAAACGACTCAGTGTATGGCATTGGCTACATGCATTCCCTTGTAAAGGGTGTTATCGATATGCCTGCTGAGATTTCTCGCTTGAGAAAGAATAAGGGGCTGAAGTCTAGGTCAAGGGTTCTTCTTGGCCCGCTCGACACGGTAAACTCTTACCTGTCAAACCTTATTCCAACCGACAGAATTTCGTTTGCGAAACTCCGCAACGCCATCGGCCTCGGTGCACTCACGACGAGCTTTGCTAAAGCTGACTTCATTCACTCTCAAATCGTGGAGCTGATTGAGGCAGAGATTGACAGAATCACCGAAGAAGGGGGAAGCGTCAAGGGTCGCGTAGACAGGGCTATTGCTCAGATTTACTCGATGGCAAGACAGCTTCCTGAGTTTGAGGGCGAGCGTGGTGGTGCCGAAGCATCTTGGTATCTGGAGCTTAGGAACGCCATGCGCAGAACGATTGACTACTACAATGAGCAGAAGTCATTCGACCCCAGTGAGCGTGAAGAATTCGAAGATGCATTCAACTATCTGTTCGGTGTTGACGAGACGCTGCCTGAGTTGATGTCAAGAATTGAGAACGAAAGAGGTGATGTCGTTCAGCTCGTTCAGTTTGTGGCAGACATCCACACGACACTGATGCCGCAGTTCAAGAACTACGTGGAAAGATACCTCGGCAAGGAGCTTGTGGTTGAAGAAAACTACACCGCATTTGAGGTCATCCCAGAGACAGGGGTTAGAGACGTTGACGATATGCTCAAGCTTCGCATGTCTCTGAGCGACCAGATTGCCAGCTCGTCGCTATCCAACTCAAAGAAGGTTGCAGGAAGCAGCTTCGAAAGAAACCCACGCTCATTGAAGGGCAACAACAGAATAGGACTCGACTTCCTGTCAATCAATGAGAGAACGATTAGAGACAACGTTATATTGTCTCACACTGTGGGGGATGTCGTCGTCGCTAGCCACGCGCTCAACAGCGATGCAATGAAGGAGCTCATCCCTGATGCTAAGGTTCGTAACGAGTATGAAAGAAAGGTTAGGCTGTATGTCCAACAGGATACGGCAAAGACCCCTCCCGTATTCCAACCTACATTCAATCGTTTCCTTGGGGTTCCGACACCGAAGTACATCAACCCAATCAACCTGCTGAGAAATGCAGTGATTGTAAAGGCTTTCGGCAGCTTCGGTATCCAAACGCTGAAGCAGTCTACAGTTCTCATGTCTGTTATGTTCCAGACTAAGAACCCTATTCAGGCTATCCCATACCTGCTTCAGACGGTAGCGGAGATGGCCGCATTCTCTCTCAATACATTGGCAAGAGAGGACAGTAAGATGGCTCTTGATAACGGCAGATACAAGCTTCTCCAAAACTCTCCGGTATTCCAAAGAGACTACGAGTCTGGAAACATTGACCCTTACACGGGGGGCATGAACCTAGACCAAGGCAAGCTATCTAAGCTCATTGATTCTCTGACCAACATCAGCCTCAAGAACCTGAAGGGTACAGATAAAGTTGCCGCTGTTGCTTCATGGTTTACGTTCTACGGCGATGCACTTATCAGTGAGGGTATTGTCGAGAGCTATGACCAAATCAACTGGGACTACGAAGCTGCGAACCCAAACAAGACCGCACTCAGCTACGCGGATATGATGGTCAACAAAGACCAAGCGGCATCTACCCCACGCGAAGCAGCAGACCTTTACCAGAATGAGAAGGGCGTGAAGAACATGATAAACTACATGGCTCAAAACATCCTCTTGCCGTTCTCTAGGTTTGCTGTAAACAAGAAGCGAAGCATCTCATCTGACGCGATGCGTATGTGGTATGGTGATACTGAAGCCAAGAAGGAAGGCGGTGTTGCGATGCTTGGACACGCCGCTGAATTGACGCTGTTTGCCTACATCGGCAAGGTTATGATTCCTTCAATCGCAGCCATCTTTATGGATGACGACGAGGAAGAGTTGCCGAAGGACAACATGTGGCGGGAGATTGCAACGCAGGTTCTCACCGATGCTCAACCGCTGCCTCCTTTCGGAGTATTCGATAGTCAGATTAAAGGCTTGATGAATCGCTACCTGTGGTATCCGATGGATGTAATGAGAGAGGGCGACTTCAATCTCGGTGACGACGACGGGTACGAGAGATGGACTAGACTCGGCAAGGGTGCGCAGATGTATTACGAAGGTGCGCCTAAAGACCCATTCCAAGGATTCACCAGAGGTCTTGGCCCATACGGTGACTTCATTGATGACGCCAGAACAATCATTGCCAATGTGGGCAAGAGCAACAACAAGGTTGTCACGAGCAGCGGCATGGAATACTACGTCAGACCCGAAGACAAGGACGCCATGATGTTGCACTACTACCTTAAGATGTTCCTTGCCGTTGGTCAGGTTGCCGGCCTTGGAAGCAAGGAAATTGACATCCTTGTACGAGAGATGGATGACCTCCCAAGAGACCGTAGGCTGTCCAATGAGGAAGCACTCGCGGCATACGAAACAATTGCTCAGAAGTACGGGGCAAAGCTTGAGGCAGGCGAAGGGAAGGAAAGGATTACAGACATCGTTGGTGAGCTGTCAAATCCATTCGACAAGATTCGGGCTACGAACTCTTTTAGCTCAAGCGTCAAGCCTTTCGTAGCAGAGAAGCACATGGAGACAGCTTACCCAGAAGAGCATAGAAAGTACATGAGAGAGGTTCGAAAGCTGCCATCTCAACTGAAGAACGCACGTGATTACTATGCGTACCTCAGAGGTAAGAAGCAAGACATGTCGTCAGAAGAGTTCGCCAGACTCAAGAGCTTCATCGACACCTACTTCTCAATCGTCAAGCCTGCATTCTACACTGAGGGTAGATATATCGAATCAATTGAAGAATGAAACTAGAAGTACTGAGATTCAGCAGCCAGAAGGACAGCACTTCTGGCATTCTGTTTGACATCACAAACGGTGACCGCAAGTTCCTTTGTTATACATTGGAGGATGAGCAAAGGGACGAGAAGGTTTATTCAGAAACTAGAGTTCCCGCTGGAACGTATCGAGTCACGCTACGAACAGTTGGGGGATTCCACGAGAAATATGCGGAGCGTTTCAAGGACATTCACAAGGGTATGCTATGGGTTAGGGACATTCCTAATTTTGAGTACATACTTATTCATTGTGGCAACACTGATGAGCACACTGCTGGTTGCCTTCTCGTTGGGGAGACTCAGGAAAGCAACATCAAGAAGCCTGATGGATTTATCGGTCGCTCTTCAGCAGCGTATACTGACATCTATCCGAAGATTGCGGCTGCAATTGAAGGAGGACAAGAAGTAACAATCACATATATCGATTACGATGGCTGAACAAAAGAAGATTAAGGAGACAGGGCTAGGTAAATGGCTCGCAGAAAAAGCACCGAGCGTACTCGACACTGTCGGGGACTTGTTGCCAGACCAAGGCGCACTCGGAATCGTCAAGAACCTGTTGGACAAGGAGCCCGGCATCTCACCGGAAGAGGCCAAGGCTAGGGTCGATGCAGAAATTGCATACCAGAACAACGTAACAGAGCGATGGAAGGCAGACATGAACGGTGATGTCAAGCTTGCCAAGCTCATAAGACCTGTGACGCTCATCACTCTCATGGTGATGTTCTGCCTGACCATGGTCTTTGACAGCCTAGACAACTGGCCTTTCAATGTGAAGGACAGCTACATCGACTTGCTTCAGATTCTGATGCTCACATCTTTCGGTGCATACTTTGCTGGCCGTACAATCGAAAAGTCTAAAAAGTAAAAGCCCCCACTCCGAAGAGCGAGGGCTATAAAAGGTAGCGTTATAGCCCATGTTGCACTACACCGGCGTAACGGTACCAAGATAGTAAAGCTGGCTTATCCAGCATTGCTCTATCCTCTTCATGCCAAGGAGATAAAGATTGGTGTCTTCTCTCCTACGTAGGAGCCAGTGACATTAAAGTCCATGAACTCCACTGCATCTTCACACGTCATGCCGTCACGCTCCATAAGGATGTGAACGCACATATCGTAGTCATACACAGCTACTACGTTTAAGCCTTGCGTGTGTCCGAGCAATGCTTCTTCAAATCCATCAGCAAGTAGTGCCTCCTCGTCGACGAGGGCTTGCATGATTTGCTCGACGCGGAACATTTTCATGTTCGCAATGAACTCTTTGCTTGCTTTACTGCTCATCGTACTGGGCATGCTCCGGTTGCACAATCCTGAATGTCAATGTCGTCCATATCCAGCACGCCAAGGCTAGTAATTGGTACAACTTTGGAACTCAATTCCATATATTTCTCCTCTGTGATTTCCTCAAATGGAGCCTGAGCAAAGCCGTGCTCGTTGTGAAGCAAGAAGCTCACAGACTTTACGTCGTAGTAGTTCAGAGCCAACCATGCCTTGATGTCGTCAAGTTCTTCCTTCTTGTAGTAGATGGTAACAGATACACTGTTGTCGCTCCACTCTTGCTGAAGTCTCTTGATGACGTTGAGCTGGTCGATGGCTGTCATGTCGCTAGCGAACGTCGTGCCCTTAGGAAACTTGCAGGGGAACTCTACCACCACAGTGCCATGGTCTTCCGTCCCGTCAAAGTTCTTGACGTACTCTATGCCGTAGCCTCTATCCCTGCAAGCCTGTACAAGGTCGCTACTTGAAGCCATTCTAATTCGTCTAATGAAGTATTCCGAATATCCGGGATGAGCTCCCGGTGTAACGCCAGCAAGTAGAGACAGCGTGCCACTGGGCTTAACTGTGGTGAGTTTAATTGACTCTGGAAATCCCTTAGTTCTTGAATAGTCGACATCTAGCTCTCTGATTTTTGGGTACACTTCTCCAAGCCACTGACGCTGCTCCTCTGTTGCCTGAAGGTATCCAGTCACACCGATTCCCATGCGCATGTTCTCATGGACGATGTCCTCAGTCTCCTTAATGGCACACTTGATAGCCAAGCTGTGCTTGTTGATGCGGTAAAGATACTTAGCAACCTTGAACAGCTCCTCCTTTGACTCGATGTTGGGCAGGTAAATCTCTGCCAAGCAACAAGTCTCAAAGTTTGCAAGGCTCTGCTCTGCGCATGGGTTGTATCCCTGAACGTCTGGGTCTGGGTACTGAGTCTCGTTAGTGCGTCCCATACGACGAGAAGCTTCGAGGTTGATGAGACCATAAGGCTCGCCATTACCCTTGTAACCCTCCCAGAATTCCTCAGGAAGCTTGCCGATGTCATCACAGACTACACTGTTGTTTGACATGGCCCTCCAGTTGGGGATGCTACCCAAGTCCCAACGCTTGGCACGCAAGTACTCGATGTCGTCGTGGTCTCCGAGTGCAATCTGCGCAGAGCGACGGACGTTTCCGGCTACGACAATGCTGCCAATGATGTTCATGATGTCGAGGCAGTCAACAGGGCGCAACTTCTTGCCGGCTTGCCTGTTAAGAACCTCGTTGATGCTCATGATTCCCTTGACTAGGTCTTCGGCCCCGCTTGCCGTTCCGCCAAAGCCTTTGATAGGAGCTCCCGCTGGGCGGATGAGGTGAGTAGCGAAGCTAAATCCCTCACCAGTCTCAAAGCTGGCTTCGATGGTACGCTTGAGCAGCTCGACCCAGCCCTCTCTTGAGTCAGGTACGATAAAGTCTGCGTCGTTTTCATCTTTCCTAACCAATTTAATCTTTTTCTTCTTGACCTTCGGCAATTGGTAGACGTTTTCTCGCTGGATGTTGAAGCCCACGCCTGAACCAAGCATCAGCATCTCGAACGCCCACGTGAAAGGTCTAACCGGTTCGTCAACAACAACGAATGCACAGTTCTGAAGAGAAGGAAGCCCCAATCGGTCGACAGTCTTGGTTCCAAGCTGCCAAAGGAATCTGCCAGCGACAGTCCCCTTCAGGTTGAGCATGATTTCTCTTAGCTCTTGCTCCTCGTCGGGTGTAAAGCCTACGTTCAATTGCTTGTCGCACGCTTTGACTACTCGCTCCACAGTGTCAGGCCATTCCTCACTGCGCTTGTCGTTAATCTGTCTTGAATACGTTCTTTTATAGGTGACGTATCCTACTGGCCCCCATGGAATGGAGCCCACCAATTGGTTTTCAGCCATAGCTAAAAGGATTAAAGGTTAGAAGAAAAAAGGGCTCTAATATAAGACGTAAAGTCCTCTTCGTAATGCGTTACGCCAGAGTTCTTTAGTGAATGAACAGGTAAAAGCCAGCCCTCTGCGTTCACCTTTCCGTTCACAGTATTCCTAACGGTAGGAACGCTTCGAAAATTGTTTGACATCATGTATTCTTTCAGCTGGTCAGCCTTGATGATGTAGGCTCGCGCCGTGTACCTGTCCACTTCACTCAAGTCGACAAGCCCGAATGCCTGCTTGACAATGTAGACCCACCAATCAGAACGAGTAGCCATGATGCCGCTGTCAGCACCGGTACGGGGGTTGCGATGTTCAATGAACAGATTACCTGTTGGCTTGCACACATTTCCATTTGCATTCACCCAAGGTGCAGCAGACGATTGGTCGAACTTGACCTCGTGAAACTTACTAGTCTTCCCATCCCTTATTAATCGTAAGTCCCAGCCAGAAACCTTACCTTGGCTGTACTCAATGTCAGACACAGGATGCGTATTAAGAATGAACTTGCCCCATGCACGCTCAATCTGCTCGCCTATCAATAAGTCTTTGTCGAACGAGCTCATGGCATAGGGCGAAGGTCTGCAACCTTACACTTGTAGCCATCGACATGCTCGACGAATGGCCCGTCCTTCTCTCCCTTGAGCACTCTCCTTGCTCGCTCAAAGAACTCTTCTCTTGTAAGCCATCCAAGAACCCAGAGCCTGTACCAATCATCGTCATTGATGATGGACGTGAAGATGTAGGTGTCGCACCGTTGATGTAAGCTAGTGTCCGCTATGTGACAATCAAAGTATGGGGAAGGCAGCTTGGTTCTACGTTTTGTCTTGACGTCAGCCGTGAGGACATTGCCGTTAGGTGCCCACAGCAAGTCGTAGTCGAGGGTGTCAGCGAGCTTCTGCTTTAGGAGTCTTGACACAGCCTCCTCTGCAATGAATGCCTCCAAGTTCGCATCACCCTCAGTGATACTATTCTTCAGAGCACCCATCTTCATGGCGCGAAATCCAGCCATCCAAACCATTGGGTCTGTTATCTCGATTTCAAGGTAGTTCTTGCTCATGGAATTCTTTCAATGCATGTTTGATTCCTTCCAGTTCCAAGATTACCAACCGTTTGTACTTCCTAACCTCATCCAGTGTCTTGTCCCAGTCTCTGCCGGGAGCTCCCTTGTCATCGTGGAGCTCCTCGTAAAGCTCTGTTGTCAAGCGATGGATTTCTCCGGTCGCAAAAGCGTAGAGCTGACTAAGCTTTTCCTTCGTCATTGATATGTTGTTTGATTATTCTCAGTGCTTCATCTACCTGCTTCTTGTTCTTCGGGATGAAAAGCATGTAGTCGTCCATCCCGTTGTCAGTTAGGTACTTAAGGAACAGCTTCCATCGTAGCGGGAATGTGTGTTGTGATGGAACCCATCCCTTAGTCTCAATGATAAACCTTTCCTTGTGGCTAACGAAGTCAGGGGTGTACTTAATTCCCAACACTACCCTGTTCGTAACGTTGGTCATCACGTCCTTCCCACGTGTTGATTTATGGTACACTCCTGAATAGCGAAACGAGTCCATGAGCTGGAATGTCTCGGACTCGTAACCAAAATCTAACTTCGCTTCTTTCAACTGGTCGTAGCAATACGTCTCCAATGTTGACTTCAGCTTTACCCTGCCTCGACTGAGGTCGCGTCGCTTCCTTCCCTTGTCAGGTCGTGTCAGATTCTTTCTTCGCTGCCTTGCCATACACTAAGTTACGCTACAAGGTTCCCTGTCTCCCGACCATTTTTTCCCCAAGGTTTTCAAAAAGCTTTGGTTCAGGCCCGATAAGTGCGAAACCAGACTGCGTGCTGTTGAACTCAAACATCAATGGCTCAAGGAATGGCGTTGGTTTCCCGCCCGTGTCCACCTCTCTCACCTTCCTGACGTGCATCTCAACACATCGCCGTTGCAATACGTCGGGGTGCTGAATCTTTCGGTGAAGTGTGATGAAGCAGTCCGCTCTGTTCACCCACTTGCCCCCGTGCTCCGTGTCCTCTGCGTAGGGTGCCACCTGCAATCCGTCATCGCCTTTACGCCGCTGGCTTTCGGTTATGCTGTGCGCATTCACCCACACGGCAACGTCCATGTTGTTGCTGAACGTAAGGAACTCCGATGCCGCCTCGTAGTGGTACTCATGTGGCCCAACCCCACGACTAGCACTCATCTCAATCTTGAGGCTGTTGTATGGGTCAACAAACAGGCCGTCAATAGGCTGTTGCCTATGAACCTTCTCACAGAAAAGGATGATGTCTGTATAGCTGTACGTCTTGCTGTTGTCGATGACAACGAAGTGCTCCTCAACCCACTTGCGTGCAGCCTTACGTTCTTGGAACGTGGTGCTGGTTAGTTTCTTGTTCAGGGCAAACGTCATCAGCTTCATCTTCACTGCTGCTGTCCTGTTCTCCGAGCTGTAGATGACCCATCTCCAATCGTGGTTCATTGCGCTCGCGACCATCATCCACAGAGCGAAGGTTGTCTTGCCGATGTTGCTGTGCCCGTTAATCATAACGAACTCCTTCTTGAATACGAAGTGCTGGTCAACGCGCGTATTACCTGTGGTCAAACCAAGCGGGATGTTGCCGTCCACATACTCTTCAATCCAATCGAAGTCAACGTCATCGCTACTGATGAATGACATGTCGCCATCGTTCAGCTTCATCTCCCTGCGGATGCGGTCTTCTGTGTTTAGCACCTCGCTGATTGGAAGCTGCTTCCCCTTTCGGATGCCGTCGTCAATAGCTTTGAGCGCACCTTCTAGGCTGTCGATGTTTCGTTTCTTGATGTCGCGCTCTAGCACCCATCGTGCTACATCCTCCTCAACGATTCCGCTTTGGATGTATCCGCCCATCAGGGTAGCCGCCTTGACTAGGACGTTGTGCTTCTCACCATCGGCGGCCTTCGCAATCATAAGCGATGCGATGTTCACCTTCTGAAAGTCTGTCCATCCGCCCGTGCTCTTCACCTCTTGGTGTTGCGAGCGTTCAGACAGCATACCACCATACTTCTCGTAGTCTTGCTTGATTACGATGTCTGGGTCGTATGATTCAAAGCACGCACGCGATTCGTTTTCGCCGGTGCTATCCAACTCCAAGGCGTACTGCTCATCAAAGTATCTCTTGAGCGAGCGATAGTGGTCTCGGTGTCTCTCCGTGTTGGTGATTTCTACCAGAGCCTTCACTCCCTCCCCGCTTGGGGATTCCCAGCAAGCCATGATGTACTTGTCTCCGGCTAGCGCAGACTTGGCTCGGTTAACGTCGACGTGGTCGAAGTCTAGGATGACAAGACCGGAGTGATACTGAAGTGCCTCGTCGTTCCGCTTGCCCGCCTCAAAGACACCACTGAAACACACAGCGGGGAGCTCTTGCTTGACTGACTTGTCTCCCTCTCTGATGAGCTCAACCTTGGGCCGGCTCTTGCCCTCTTTAATCCTCGTTAGAACCGTATCTAACGATGTTACTACCGCCTCCTGTGTGCGATAGATTGTGGGGTATATCGTTACTCGTTTGTTTTGCATCGCGCAGTTGCTCTATTTGATTTTCATACCACTGCGCTTTCTTCAAGTCTTGCTCCATCGGTTGCCCCGGCTTCTTGCCTGCTCTCATCCGATACTTGAAGCTGTTCATCTCGCAAAACAGAATGTAGCCTTCCGTTCCCCAAATGTCCATCATCATTTGAAACACTTCCTTGCCCCCAGTTTTGTAGTGCTCCGGATGATTTACTGCGTCGTATTCTTTCCTCGAATTTTGTGAGGACTCTTTGGAGGACTTTGATTGTTCTTTGGATTGAGTCAATTTGTTCATGTGGCCCGATTTTATTTTTAGCTTCTTCTCTTAGCTCGTCAGACGAAACGCTGTCCACCTTGTCACCCACAATCTGCGTCGCGATGTTGAACCATCTGCGATAGTCCGCGCTGTATGCATAGTAGGTTTCGTGACTACGAAGGTAGTGATAGATGGTGGTTCTGTCCATCTCGAACAACGCTGAGACGTCGTTGTGATGGAAGAACGGGTTGCACGCATTGGCAAAGGCGGCTCTGCACTCTACGTTCGGTCGCAACCGATTCTTTTCGGGAGTCTTCCCGATGGTGTGGCAGTATTCCAGCCACGTTTCCTGAAAGATGTTCATTATGGTGGGGTAATTAGATTCAAATTTGCTCGTCTTTCCGAGCCGTCAGTCTTTGATAGCCATAGCGAGTCGATGTCCTCCTTCCAACGGCTCGGTTTAATCAACTGACACATCGGCGTAATTAACTTTTTCCTTCCGTAACTCGAACCGAATATGTCTTGACTGGCTATCCCACCTCACCCGACAAGGTAGAGTTTAAATTCCCGTTGGACGTAGATAGGAAGGGAAGTACCCCCGACAGGACTCGAACCTGTGACCGTCTGCTTAGAAGGCAGATGCTCTTTCCATCTGAGCTACGGGGGCAAGATTACCTCACGGGTGTAGGAGACCCGCCGCCAGTGACGGTCATGATGACGAGGTAAAGGGATATGGGGGAAGCCTAGCTGTAAAACAAAGCGAAAACCAGTTGACTTCCCCCTTCCTAGTTGCCTAGGTCAGAACGGCACTTCATTGGTTGCCTGCTTCTCTACCTTGCGTTGCTGTTCCCCGCTTGAGTTGGGGTCATACACAGAGCAGAAAGCTTTCATCCGACGATTGTCTTCCCTGTCTGGCAAGGAGATTACGTCTACGTACACACGTCCCTTTTGGGTTGCGTACTGCTTCATCGTGTCAAGCTCTTCCAAGGTGAAGGAAATGCGTTGAGTCACTCGTGGGGATTCAGTGTATCCCACATACACGTTGCTGTTGTCAGCCATGATGGTGAAAAATTAGAGTGTTGAAATGAAATTCTTGTACCGGTTACGGGATTGTACAACTCCCATGTTGCCCTCTGCATACAACCACATCAAGCGGAGCTCAATGTTGTCTGAATTCATAAGCGAAGCAAGCTCTTTGTACGGCTTGTTGAGTTCTTTGATTGCGTAGTACGCAGTCATGCATCGCTCGTCGAATGTGTCGCCACCAAACTTGCATGGGGCAGCCACGTCCGCACCGAAGTGTGCGCTTGCTTTGCGAATGAGTTCTTGGGTTGTCATTAGATGATTCCTTTAATGAAGAACGTATCAGTCTGGATGTTATTGTCCAAGTACATAGTGATTCGTTCAACTGCTTTGTTAAACTTGGTCTCGCCTGCCTCAAGTGTCTCGTCGCTAGCTTCGAACACACCAATGGCGAACGGGTAGGCTTTCTCTTGAGCGACCCAGTAGAATTTGTCTAGACCGAGCACCGTGCAGTAGATGTAGGCTTGAATGTCGTAGCCGTAATCCCTGACAGCGTACCGGAACTGAGACAAACTTCTCGTTGTCTTGTGGTCACTGATGTATTCCTTGTTCAAGCAATCGAGGAAGCCTCGGACAGGAACACCATTAATCTCTTGATTGAACTCGTGCTGGTAGTCGCCGATGAGGTATTGCTCAAGCACACCACTAACCTTTAGTCTGTCAATCATCTCATGGGCTTTCTTGTAGTCCTCAATCCCGATGAGCTTTACTCCTTTCTCTTCGGCGTCGTCTTCCCACTGCTTGACCCACTCCTTGTACTTGTTGGTCATTCGTGGTGCACGTCCACCAATCTCTGCGCACTTCTTCTCGTCGTCAATCACCATGAATTGCTTCTCGAAGTCTTCAGGTGTAAACAGAAGGCAGTCGTACATACTCCCAAAGGTCAGCGCATCACTCTCCTTGAAGAGCTGTCCTCTCATGTACATCTCCCACAGCTTCATGTCTTGAAGTGCGTACTTGATGGAGCTGTACGAGAGATGCCCCTTGCCTACGGCTTCGGCTAACTTGATACTCAGCATTATCCGTTGACGTATTCGACAAGCTTGTTGTATTGCTCGTCAGTGAACTTGGTCTTACACTGCTTCTCAATCTTACCCCAAGCTTCAGCCCGGTCTTGTGCATTCTTGAGGAAGGTGACTGCCTTTTGGTAGTCATGCTCAGTAGTACTCTGTTGCTTCTTTGCAGGCTCGGTTGACTCTTGCTTTGCAATTGCGTCCTGAACCTCATTGGCTGATGCGATGCTCGTGTCGATGCCGATACCCATCATTGCCAAGGCACGTCCTACTGCTGACGTCTCGCAGTTCTCAATGAAGGATGTCTTGTTGATGTTACTCGAAGACTTCACTTCATGTGCATGACCGGTGGCGATGACACGTTGCTCTGGGTCTGCGATGATGCACTTGCAGATGCATTCCTCTCTGTCGTCTGTTATCGTCACGTCCGTTGAGATAGTCCAATTCTTGTATTGGTCTTCTGTCCGGAAGAACTTGATGCGTTCGTTGACTTCTACGTACTGCTTGCCACGGATGTTCGTGGTCTTGAACTTGTGTTTGTTCATGATATTGAATTAGTTTTCAAGGAATTGTCTTGCTGATTCAAGCATCCTTGCTTGGAGGATTACTAGTGGATGCAACAGAGTTGCTATCAGTATGGCAGGTAGTATCAGCACTACCTTCAAGGCTGTCTTCATAGGCTTTCATTAGGTCTTCGTACTCGTCTAGTAGCACGCTCTGTGTGCGTATCAGGTTGTTGTATGCCTGACGCTCGGCGTGAATCGCGTTGGCGAAGTTCGAGGATTTTTTGGACAATCTCAACAAATCTGCGCACAAAGTTTTAAACATTTTGCTTGCACTCATGATTCCCAGTTGCTTAGTGGGTCAGTGAGCCCAAGGTTTTCGGCATCGTCATGGATGACCATGCACTTCTGAGCTAATTGCTCGGCTGTCATCTTGCCAAGGTCGTACTGCCGACAGGCATCAAGGAACAGCTTACAGATTGTTTCGCTGTCGTGGAGTTGGAAGGTGCGTTGCACGCTTCGGGTGGTGTTCTCTAACTGCATAGGTTGAGGATTAAAATGATACTTAGTGTTACAACGATGCCAAGCCAACCGATATTGCACATGACATCAGAAAATTTCTTGTCAGGCATCGGCGATTCTTTCTAGATTCCACATCATGTGAATCACTTGACTGAAATCCGTGACGCCTATGACCTCGCTGATAGCATCACCTGATTCACTAAAGACCACCATCTCGTTGATTCCGTTGATGGTTGTCACGGACAGGGTCATCGCCCCTACTTGGATTCGAAGCACACCCGAATCATGGTTCTTGTTCTCAAGAAGCTTGAACTCTCTTTTCTTTTCGTCACTCATGGTGTATTGGATTAATTGTTTCTATTCTTAAAACGCCCTCACTCTTCGGTTATTGCTCTGCGTCTGTTAACGGACGTTAATTCGTTGAACTTCCACTCGATGCAATCAAGCACGACTCCTTGTCTCTGAGGTGAGATGGTTAGGTCTCGCGCAAATTGCTCTGTCCACTCCTTGTCCATTATCTCAATGAACTCAAACTGCATTACAGATATGAACCGACCGAACAAGTACTTGCTCTTGATGTCAATCTTTTGCATCTCTTACGATGTCTTTAACGTGCTCATGAATCTCTCGCCAATCAACACTGCTTATGCTATCGTCGATGAAGTCCTTCAGGATTCCTGTATCGCCGAGCCTGTTGTACATATCATCTGTAAGCATCTCGAACGCATCCCTACAATACTCCGGGGTAATGTCAATGAATGATGCCCCATTGGGAGTTTCGTTTTCAATCCACACGTTGGCAATCTCGTCGACGTATCCCCACACATTGATGAGCCATGTCTCTTTGTTCTTGAATGATTCGTAGCTCATGATTCTGATTCGGTTATGGATGTGAATCCGTTTAACTTAGCCCATGCTTGTAGCTTAGGGACAGATATAATATATGCTGACTCGCTGTAGAATGTTGCGATGTGTTCAGCGCATCCGCTTGTCTCTGCGTACACACGAATTTCAATTGCTTTTTCCATTGGTGAATTGTTTTTGAATGATTCGTAGCTCATGGTATTACTTTTCCTTTCAGGTTGTCAAGTATTTTGTGTCATTTACTTGACATTTCATGTCATGAAATCAATGTCACACAGGTCGTAGCCAAGGTCGCGTAGTGCCTGTTTTGTTGCTTTGTGTTTATCTTCGTCGTATTCTTCC